AAGGAGTTCTCAAATGAACAAGTATGAAAAGTTAATTGAATATATCGTAAACGATGAACAAGCCAAGGCCAAAGCATTGTTTCACGAAATCGTGGTAGAAAAAAGCCGTGACATCTACGAAAGTATGATGGACGACGAAGATCAGCAAATGGGCGGTGATCAAGTCGAAGGCATGGTTGACGAAATTACAACCGACGAAGAAGGCATGCACGAAGCCGACGACGAAATGGACATGTCAGGTGACGACGAAATCGGAACTGATAGCGACATGGACAGCGACATGGGCGGAATGGATGACATGGGCGGCGGCGAAGGCGACATTGAAGATCGTGTTATGGATCTAGAGTCTGCACTTGACGAACTCAAAGCTGAATTTGATGCTTTGATGAGCGACGAAGCAGGTGAAGAAGAGCACGATGACATGGGCGGTAACGACATGGGTATGGGCATGGATGACGAAGAAAACGAATCTATGATGTACGAAGACAAGCCTAAAAAAGGCGTGAATCCATTTGCTAAAGATGATAAAGAAGAGGAAGAAGACGACGAAGAAGCAAAAACTGAATCTCGTCGTAACATGTCCTCTGCAGAAAAACTACGTGAGTATGTTGACAAAGTAAGCGACGGACACGGCGCTGAAAAAGGTGGTCAAGGCGAAGGTCACGAAGTTGGCAAAGGCGGCAGCGTAGGCGTTAACAAGCAAGGCATCGTAGCCAAGAAAAACGATATGGGCGGCACAGCCGGTAATATCGTTAAAGGTGGCAGCGAGCAAGCACCAGATGGTACAAGTCCAAAAGGTAAAACAGGCGGATTTGTAAAAGGTTCTGCACAAGAACACGAAGTTGCCAAACGCAATGTTAACAAAGTAGGCGGCAACAAAGGCGCACAAAACTACTATAGCAAAAAAGAAACAAGCTGGGACAAAGCACACGGTAAAGAAGGTCAGACAACTGATGGTTCAGTACCAGTGAGCAAGAACAGTCCTTTAGCAAAATAAACTAGGACAATAATATGGCTTTGTACCTAAGAGAGAATCTTACTTTTGATAACGCCAGGATGGAGCTCCTAGAAGAGGACTCCAAAGATGGTAAAGGTAAGAATCTCTATATGAAAGGGATATGCATTGAGGGAGGCGTGAAAAACGCTAACCAACGTGTGTACCCCATTCACGAAATATCTAAGGCCGTAGAAACAATCAACGAACAAATCAAAGGTGGCTACTCCGTACTAGGGGAAGTAGATCATCCGGACGATCTTAAAATCAATTTAGACCGTGTTAGTCACATGATAACAGATATGTGGATGGACGGTCATTGTGGTTACGGTAAACTAAAAATTCTACCAACTCCAATGGGCAACCTGGTTAAAACCATGTTGGAAAGCGGAGTGAAACTAGGTGTGAGCAGTCGTGGATCAGGTAATGTAAACGAAGGCTCAGGACAAGTCAGTGATTTTGAAATCATCACTGTGGACGTGGTTGCACAACCCTCAGCGCCACATGCGTATCCTAAAGCGATCTACGAAGGTCTCATGAACATGAGTTATGGGCATCGCGTTTTAGAAAATGCAAAAGAAGTCGGCGAAAGCCAGCGTGTGCAGAAGTATTTGAAAGAGCAGGTAACTCGCTTGATCAAAGACTTAAAAATATAGGAGAAGGTATAATGTTTGATGCTATCAAACCATTGTTAGATGCCGGTATCATTAACGAAGATACTCGTATAGCAATCAATGAAGCCTGGGAAACCAAGCTAAATGAAGCTCGCGAGAGTATTCGCAGTGAACTGCGCGAGGAGTTTGCTCAACGTTATGAGCATGACAAGTCTGTAATGGTTGATGCTCTTGATAACATGGTTACCGAAGCTTTGTCTGTAGAAATTAAAGAATTTGCAGATGAAAAACAAGCTCTTGCTGAAGACCGTGTGAAATTCAAACGTCACATGACTGAAAGCGCAGGCAAGTTTGACCATTTCATGGTTACCAAACTTGCTGAGGAAATCAAAGAACTACGTGAAGATCGCAAAACCTATCAAAACTCTATCAAGGGTCTAGAGCAGTTTGTTATCAAAGCGTTGGCTGAAGAGATCCAAGAGTTTGAACAAGACAAAAAAGCAGTTGTAGAAGCTCGTGTACGTATCGTAAGCGAAGCCAAACAGAAGCTTGATGAACTGAAATCACAGTTCATTGCTAAAAGCGCACGTCTTGTTAAAGAAGCTGTCGCAACCAATCTTGAAACTGAGCTTACTCAGTTGAAAGAAGACATCCAAGTTGCTCGTGAGAACATGTTTGGACGTCGACTGTTTGAAGCGTTTGCTGGTGAATTTGCTGTTACTCACTTAAATGAGAACAAAGAAATTGCTAAACTGCACTCTGCTGTTGAACGCAAAGAGCGCCAACTACAAGAAGCCAAAACTATCATGGAAAAAACTTCCATGCTGGTTGAAAGCAAAGATAAAGAAATTAAGATTATCAGAGAATCACAAGATCGCAAGGCCAAACTGAACGATCTATTGAAACCTTTGAACGAAGAGAAGTCCGCAGTAATGCGTGAGCTTCTTGAGAGTGTGCAAACTGAAAGACTTCAGAATGCATTTGAAAAGTATCTTCCAGCGGTACTTAACAACAGTTCAGCAAAGAAACCAGCGAAAGCTGTTCTAAGCGAAAATCGTAGTCAAGTAACTGGAGATAAAGCTGCTAAAGTCAGCGCCTCTGATCAGACCACTAACGTGATTGATATCAAGCGTTTAGCAGGGCTTAAATAAACCCTAAACAGGAGAAGGAAAAGAAATGACAACCGCACTATTAAAAGCCGTTGGGGCGAAACCAAAGATGCCCTGCTAGAAGGCCTACAAGGTTCTAAAAGAACCTCCATGAGTGTAATCCTTGAGAACACTCGCAAGTATTTGGCAG